ACAAAGAAGAAGTCAAATTGGAGGATATGATTTGGGCAGAAAAACTTGCTAAGAGACATACTACTGCCCGTGATTGGTTAAACCAGGCACGAAGACAGGCTGCTCTCAATATCGAAGAGGGCACTATTGACGATTTTATGAACAAGATGGGATTAGGTGATCCCGACCCATCAAACTACAAAACAGGATTTGACGGTGCAGATGACATCAACGAATGGTTCGGAAGAGACAAACCAGACGACTGGCGTCAGCGTGACTAATATGAACATCGCCAAAAATCTCTTAGAGAAGGTTGGCGAGTTATTAGACGCTGAAGTCCAATATATCGTCTGTTGCGACAAAAAAACCCAACACAAGAAAATCGTAATTGAGTATGACCACGGCAGTAATCTACACAAACGGTAGTCAAGAGTGTGAGCGTATGGCATCTCTCCTAGCAAGTTTGGATGATGTCAGCGAATTTTTGGAATACCGTCTCAATAAGCATTTTGATGAATCTGCATTTTTAGACGAATTTGGAACAGAGGCTACATATCCCCAAGTTGCTTTCGGAAACCAGCATATTGGGGATATGAAGACCACACTACGGTTTTTATCTGACAAGGGAATGTTCGTCTGATAAATACCAAACAGGATATCCACCACATAATATTTTAGGTAATGGCACTTACCAGACTAGAGAATCTAATTTCCAGTAAGACTGGACGTTTTGTTTATGTGTCACCTGATGACTTTAATGCGTCAGATGATGTAAACAACAGGGGTAACTCCCCAACACGCCCTTTTAAGAGTATTCAGCGTGCTTTCCTAGAAGTAGCTAGATTCTCCTATAAATCGGGTCCTGATAATGACCGATTTGACGAGTTTACAGTTGTGCTGTCTCCTGGAGACCACTACATTGATAACCGTCCTGGTGTTGCAAGTGCCTCTCTGATTCCTGATTTTAACACCAACGTGAACTTCGATCTGGGTAACTCCCAGAACGACTTGTATAAGTTCAACTCTACGACTGGTGGTGTTATCGTACCTCGTGGTACATCCTTGGTGGGTATGGACCTTCGTAAGACGAAGATCCGTCCTTTGTTCGTGCCGAACCCAACTGACAATAGTATCCCAAGCACGTCAATCTTCAATGTGACGGGTGGATGTTATTTCTGGCAGTTTTCAATCTTTGATGGTAAGCAGCGCGTATACTTCGACAACTCGGGTAACAAGGCTAACCCGACGTTCTCTCACCACAAGATTACAATCTTCGAGTTCGCAGATGCAGAGGATCTGACTCTCTACTACGACAAGATAGGCGACGCCTATGAAAATCTGGTTACAGATATTAACGTCGATCAAGCCATCGAAGAAACGGACCTTGAGAACCGCATTGTGGGTCCGCTATCTGATAAGAAGGTCATTGAATCGATCACGCCACAAGCTCTTGGAGGCAATGCCACCGAGATTCGCGTTAAGACTAAAGCGCCTCACGGCTATTTCGTGGGTCAGTTTGTTACTATTGATGATACTGGTCTTACAAACGACTTACACGGTTCTTTCCTAATCACACGTCTTGATCCAGCAGATAACACTCTGCTGTATTATCGTGTCAATACTTCTATTACATCTCTGATCTCTGGTCAGACATATACTACAGCATCACTTCCTCCCAACAGACTGAACGAAAACGCTGTTGTTCAGGCTGAGATTGATACTGTTGACTCTGCGTCTCCTTATATCTTTAACCTGTCGATTCGTTCGACCTGGGGTCTGTGCGGTATGCACGCCAATGGTTCTAAGGTTACTGGTTTCAAGTCGATGGTGTGCGCCCAGTATACGGGTGTGTCACTGCAGAAGGATGACCGCGCATTTACCAAGTTCAACGAAGAAACAGCACAGTTTGAATCTGCCTGGAATGGCGTTGCTGTTACTGACCCTGAAGAACTGGCAACAGGATCATTCGCTACCACTCCCTACCACACTGATGGTAGAGCATACTTTAAGAACGAGTGGAGAAACGCTCACGTCAGACTGTCGAACGATGCGTTCATTCAGGCTGTGTCCATCTTCGCGGTGGGTTTCGCAGATCACTTCCTGATTGAGTCTGGTGCTGACATCTCTATCACCAACTCCAACTCTAACTTCGGTAACACCGCTCTGGATGCTATCGGATTTAAGGGATTTGCATTCTTCCAAGATAAGCACGGTTTCATTACCGATATTATCCCGCCTCAAACCATTGATATCGAGGATACTGCACAACCTCCTTATTATGGTATTGATATTCTTTCATCGAAAGAACCTTCTGGTACAACACGTGTCTATCTGGCAGGTGAGCCTGAAGAGGTTGCTGATCCTGATAACACTCCGACTTATATCCTGCAGGATTATAAGATTGGTGGTAAGAGAGATGATAGGATCTTCGCCAAGTTGGATCCCGACATTCAGTCTGGTGAATCTGGTCCCCAGGAGAAGTCTGCACAACTCTTCCCCTCAGGATTTGACGATTTCACTATCAACACTCTATCTACCGCAACACAGTCGGTACAGAATGCTCAAGGTGAAACGATCACCTATCGTGCAACAATCTTTACCTGCCCTGAAGCACACGGTCTCTACACTGGTACACCAGTTCGTCTGGTGCCTTTCAGAACCAACAGCAATGTTACTGACGATCTAGTCAGACTGCCTAAGGGTCTGGATCCCAATACTGTCTATTACGTGATCTCTGCGGGTCGTCACACCGCCCCTGTGCCACCTGATCAGACTTTCCCGACAGAGGACCTCAACACACTGCTTTTGGCAGCATCTGAGGACGATGCCGCTGCTGGTAACGCTATCTACGTTCCTGAGGCTCTGAACTCTGGTGTTCAGATCAGAATGCAGCAGTACATCTTCGATGTGAACCCGACTCCGTTTAAGTACAAGGTCACCAATGCTGACCCTGCTACTAACGAATTCACCCTGGAGTCTGCTCACGTCTTTGATAAGGGTTTCGCTACTAAAGCAGCAACCCCTGTGTTCTTCCGTGCTAAGCCTGGTTCCCAGTTACCTGGTGGTATCGATGCCAACACAATGTATTATGTCATCTATGACAATACAAGCGGCAACATCAATAAATTCAAGGTTGCAACTACTGCAGCACTTGCTATCCAAGGTGGTGGTGTTCCTTACTCCTTCAACTCTAGCGGTACCGTTGGTGTCTCTGGTCAGGATGAAGTTTATGTGTACTCCTGCAATACCAGACACCCGCTGAGATATGACCCTGAGATGACTGCATCTCCTGGTCGCAATGGTCAGTGGTATCTGAATGTGTTGAACACTGGTTCTCAACCCAACCAGATTTACACTCGTGTTTCTACGCTGGATGAATATGTCAATGAAGAAGTCATCACAACCGCAAACACCTACATCAAGCGTATCAACGATCGCCGTAGGGAAGATGACCGTATCTACAGATTCAGATACGTTGTTCCCAAGGAAACCGATAACGTGCGAGAGCCGCTGCTCGGTTATGTCCTTAAAGTCAGAACAGACGAAAATAGAAGACTGAGACCTCAGAAGATCGTCCTGGCTGCAGTTGACGGTACATCTGACCTGCCTGTATTCTATGGCGCATCTCCTACAGTTGATTCTAACGGTAACAACCAAGAGATTCAGGAAGACCTGAACTATGATCCATATCTTTCTGGTAACCTGAAGTCTCTGGTTTCTGACACTGGTATTAAGTTCACTATTCAGTCTGCACGACAGAAGATGGTTAGCGGCGCTAACCGTATTGAACTTACAGTCTTCGACCACACTATCAACAGCAATATCGCTGCTGGTACTGCACTTCCTTCTGGTACTATTCTGACTGAGATTGAACTCAGTAGTGTTACTGGATCTTTCCAAGAGGGTCTTGCTGTTGCTTGGTCTGGATTCTCTAGCAGCACTTCTATCAGTGGTAGCCTGCCTACCGTCCATAAGATCTTCACAGAATCTGGTGTTACTCGCCTGGTCCTGAGATCTGACTTCTCGCTGCTGCCGTATCTGAAGTATGACAACGGCACTTCTACTATTCTTGCTAGTGGTTCTGCTACAGGTATTCTTGCTGAGAAGCCTAACGGTGGTCGCGACGACTTCACCAAGTTCGATGATGACCTTGGTAGACAGTATGTTATCCGTAATGCTCCTGCTTACACGCTGACTCCTGGCGACTTTGTTCGTGACGAAGCAGATGGTAACCAGAAAGACTATAAGATTCTGAGTGTTGAGGATGTTGATGAGATCGATAACACATACTATGTGTATCGTGTTAAGACTCTGCGTCGCAGAATCTACAACCAGCAGGATGGTATCTATTACCTGACTTGCCTGCGTGGTGACTTCTCTCCTTCTGTTACTGAGTTCAACAGCTTTAAGTTCGGTCACCCGACTGAGAGACTGTATCCTGAACTGTTTGCTGATGATCCGCTGTGGTTCGACGTCGATGGTGATGGTTCTACCACACCTGACGCACCTGCAACAATCTCTACCGCTGATAACTATATTCACGGTTTGGTGCAGGCTGACGATAATAAGAACAGCATCACCAAGGAAGCAATCAGTAACTTCCTGACAAATATCGATAGAGCGTCTACTATCACACTGTCTGCTAGAGATGGTAAGGCAGTTGCTTCACGTGAAGATCGTAGAATCCCGATCGAAGGTAGTAGCACCGATGTTGCTGATAAGCGTGTGTATGTGGAACTCCGTCGTCCTTCTCAGGCACGTTCTGGTAACCACACCTTTGAATACACTGGTTTCGGTCCTGGTAACTACTCCACCGCATTCCCTTCTAGACAGGAGTATGTGCTCTCTGACGATGAAGTCCTGTTCTCACAGGCTAAGCGTCAAGACGGTGGTGTGGTCTTCTACTCTGGTCTGAACGCCAACGGTGACCTGTTCGTGGGTAACCAGCGTATCAACGCTATCTCTGGTGAAGAGACCAAGATTGATGATTCTGTGCTGCGAGTTGCTGGTGAGAACGTCGATGAAGAGGAGAACACCACTGACCTCACAATCGATACTCTGACGGTTACAAACAAAGTTAAGTTTGACCTGAACACCAGTTTCGAGGTTTCTGCTCCTGACGGTACTTTCTTCTCCACCCCTGTTACGATTGAGGTGGGCGATCAGTTCGCTGATGATAGCGCTGATCCTCCGTCCCTGAAGATCGTCTCGGTTGCTAACACTGGCGTCTCTGGTGTTGACCCTGTTCTGGTTGAGACTGACATCAATGTCAATCCTCCGTTCAAGCCTAACACTATTGAGTTTGCTGTCTGGCGTATCAACCCCAGAAACATCTCTTCTGGTGTCCAGTATGAGATCAAGGCATCTAAGGACAAGACTGTCCCCATCTCTGACAACTTCAAAGGTGAGGGTACTATCCAACTGCGTGGTACTCAGACTGTTGGTGAAGCACATAGAATCTCCAACGTCAACTACAACACCTCCCTTGGTTGGATCTGGTGTCAGATCGGTGGATTCCAATCTGGTGAAACTCCCTCCTATGGCTGGAGAGAGTGGGGTCTGATCGGTACCGATGCTCTGACCACCTACACCACTGGTACTGGTTCTAGTGCTGGTTCTACAGGCGACGATATGCGCCTGGGTATCAACCTCAAGAACAAGCGTACTACAAATGGTGGTGTCATTCCTGCTCAGACACTGGATGTAGAAGGTTCTGCAGTTATCAGCAACTCCCTGTGGGTTGGTGGTGACAACCAAAATACCACTGGTATTCACGCCTTCCGCGTCTTCGATGACGATAACAACGGTATCGGTCGTGTCTCGATCAACGTCGGTGACACTGCTGAAGTGACTGGTATGACTGGTCTGTTCGTTGGCGGTGACGTCATCGTTCGTGGTGGTGCTGTTGGTGCTGCTCCGTCCGAAGCCGTTGGTGGTGGTCAGTCAAATGGTAACTTGACAATCGATGGTGACCTCACCGTTCTGGGTGGTGGTGACAGCGAGATTGTTGGTGACCTGACTGTTACACAAGATCTGTTTGTCCGTGGCGGCAACGCTAAGATGTTCAGAATCGATAGCGGTACTGGCTCTGACAACCTGCGTTCTGACATCAAACAAGATGATGCAGATGCAGCAAACAACTATGTGACCTATCACGGTCAGAACTTCGTTGTTGGTGAAGAGGATTATAACGCTGATGTATTTGCTGATGATTCCACCGCTAAGTTGGTGATTAAGGCAAATGGTTCTGCAAGAATTGGTGATGCCGATGGTGGCATCCAGATGGATCAGAACAGCAACGTTTCTATCAACCTTGCTTCTCCTGAGGCTAACTACAGACTGAGTGTCAACGGTTCTACCCGTATTGACATCGAAGGTGGTGAGGTTATTAAGGTTACTGACGGTGCTGATTCCAGACTGGTGATGCAACCGACTGGACTGATCAAGTTTGTTGGTAGTAGTACAGAGACTGATCCTAGAGCACAACTGGGTGCTGCTGGTGATCTGACTCTGGGTAGTGATCTTCTGATTAAGAAGCTCCACGTCAATGATGACACCACATTCTATGTTGATTCTGCTAACGGTAACACGATTATTGGTAATGATACCGATAACAGTGGTACTCTGAGAGTCCACAGCAACACACAATCTACTAGCTACGCTAATGGTGCTGCCATCATTGATGGCGGTCTGGGTGTTGACGGCAATATCAATAGCAACGGCAACATTACCGCTACAGGTAATGCTGAGTTTGAAGGTGGCACACTTGACGTTAATGATAGTGGTACTAACCGCTTCAAGGTTAATACCGACGGTAACATTGATGTTGCTGGTGTTACTGGATACTTCACACCGACTGGTGGTCGTAAGTGGGTTGCTGTTACTACAAGCACCACTCTCGTTAGTAACACTAACTACTATGTGACGGCTGTTACTGGTTCTCAGGTAACGTTGACTCTGCCTTCTTCTCCTGCAACTGGTGATCAGATTCGCGTCCTGGATGTGACTGACATCTTGACTTATAACAAGTCTATTCTGATTTCGGCACCTGGATCTACTCCGATTCAAGGTGACAGTGCAGGTGACCTGTTAATTCAAACACCTGGTGCAGGTCTTGGTCTGCTTTATATCAACGCTCTCTATGGTTGGCGTCTAATCGAACTCTGATGAAAAATCTAGCACAAATTCGCGGCTTTAAAAATGCCGCGATCGGTACAATTATGGCGTGGTCGGGATCCAGTGGTGACATCCCTCACGGATGGCTGTCTTGCGATGGCGCTGGTTTCCCGAATGATAGATATCCTCTTTTAAAGGACCTCCTGGGTTATACTTATGGTGGGTCTGATAATGCTGGCACTTTTAATGTTCCCAATTTGAACAATAATAGAGTGCCTGTTCATAAGGGAAGTACATATACTTCTCAAGGTGGATCTTCATCAGGAAACGTTGGGTTGTATGCTAGTTGGAGTATTTCTGGTAGACCGAATAAAACCGTCTCTTTCGGTGCAATGCAGATGACAAACTCTAATGCAATGTGGAGTAGAGATGCATATATTCAACCTAGAATGCTTTCCAGAGAGAACATCCCCACTCACACTCATAATGAAACCATCGAGAGATGTAATTCCCAGATCCACGGTGGTAACAAAACTGCTGAAACTGGTAGTGAGAAAAATAGAGACTTTGCGACTGGAAACACAGAAGCGAGTCTTGCGCGAGTTGGTGGTCCTAATGATGCAGAGGCTCCACGTCAAAATAACTCTTCAGGGCATACTCACGGATCGATTACATATACTGTGAATAAAGGAAGTATGGGTGCTGCTTCTTATCAACAGCAGTATTCCAGTGACAATCTCTCCCTAAATAATAATCCTGGTGCTGGTTCTGCCACGCTTCAGTTGACACCACCTTATCAGACAGCAGTTTATATAATCAAAGCATTCTAATGGCTAGAGTATATTCATCAGCAAGGGGGAATCAGGGTGTTGCACCTGGGATGATTTTCCCTTTTTCACGGGAATGTCAAACTGTAAGTGTTAAGAATGAGCGTGTTCCTGGTGGATATTTGCGCTGTGATGGCTCTATCTATCAAGCAAGGGACTATCCTGAACTTGCGAGAATTATTGGCGTTGGAAATAGTGGTGGCGGAGGTGTCAGTGCTTGTAGGTATCCTACTGGCGTTGCTGGAGGAACCCTTCTGAATCCTACTTTTGATTCAGACAATAACTTTATTAACGGTACTTTCGCAGTTCCGAATTTAGGTGCGAAAGTTTTGGTACCATCTGCCACTGCTGGTCAGCAATTTATGGGTAATGCCCGTATGGATGGTAATGGAACATATGAAAGGGCTGGTATTGGATATCAAGCAATTATTCAAAACACAGTTTATAGTTCTTTCAATGGATATGTGACTACTCCTGGTAGAACTGACACATCTCTTGAAGGTACACCAATTTTGCAATTGAGTTCGACAACTACAACACCAACTTCTATTGATACTTCATTTACTGCTGCTCACCAACACCCTGGTGGAAACTTTAACGTAACAACAACCGTAAATATGGGTATTGACACCGATATGCAGGATAGTAAAGATATCTACATTAACGGTGTTAATAAGACCACTAAAACTATCGCTACTTCTGCAGCATCATTTTCCCATAATCACCAAATATCGGGATATGGATGTACAAATAACTTAGAATATACCCATCCCCCGCAGAATATCTCTTTTGCAGGAACATCTGCTCAAGCGATGGTTACTGCAGATCCAAGAGAAGCTTTGGATCACGTGACCACTCCTTATATGATCTTAGAGTACATCATCAAATTCTAATGGCAAAGTATTACTCACAACTCGGACCATCCTGGAGTGGTGTACAAGTCGGTACCATTTGTATGATGCCGAAGGATGAGAATGGCGCTTATTATGCACCTGATGGATGGCAAGAATGTAATGGTAGAAGCCTGAATCCTAATGAGTTCTTGGCTTTGTATCAGATCATTGGTAATACCTATGGTGGTAATGCCAGTGCAGAAAATAATTATCCTAGCATCACTGGTACCTTCAAAGTCCCAGACTTGAGAGATAGAAGACCTATTGGTACTGGTAGACTAAGACCTGATGGTAGTTCTCCCCAACTAGTTGATCACGATAGTGGTGATTCTGATACTTGTGGATCAAAAGGTGGACAAAATATCCTAACACTTGCTGACGTTGCTCCTAGAGTCCAAGTGCAAGAGGGTAGTGTTCAAATTGCATATAATACTAGTAGAACTGCTACGATTTATGGTAGTCTTTCTGGTGGTACCTTAGATGTTACTACTGGTGCTTTGTCAACTCACACAGCACCTAACCAACCTGCTCACTCTCACGGTACATTCGACAGCGTTTCACCTATGGGTGGAACGTTCCAAGCTGACCGTACATCTCCTGGTAATGGTGATAGTGGCATTAAAACTGGTGCTTCAGCAAGAGGTAATCATAATTTTGGTGCAGCATCACCCCCGTCTGGTACACAACCTCATTCCCACTGGATGAGTTTTAGATCTGCTATCTCTGGTACTACTTCTTATCACAAAGGCTTTGGTGATGCTGTTGGGGAGAGATTCCAAAACACTAATGGTAGCGTTGGTAACGGTTGGTATAACGACTTCTGTACAGAATCTAATGTGAATATGAACACTCAAGGTGCTTGTCGCCTTGGTGCCCCATATGATAATGGATCTGCAGGTCACGCTTTAATTAAACCAAAATATAATCAACTTTCATATCAGCTGTCTAACGTTGCTGTTAACGGCACCGCTATTGGATTTGAACTGGATGTTGATTTGGGTCTTGACAATAACCCTGATATCAAACCTGAATTCCAAGAGACTGCTTATATGATCTATATGGGTGTGAATAGTACTGTTTACGCTGCACCCCCACCGCCTACTGATACAGGTGATAACACCCCAGATACTCCTGCTAACCAAGTAGTTACCACCAATTCTGCTAGTGGTCTTGCATCGACATCTATTACTCTGTCTGGTGCTGATCTTGTGTATTCTTTCACTGTTCAGGTTACTAAGACTGGTGGTCAGAATGTCGGTAGTACACCTATCAATGTGAATGGTCAAGGTGCTAACTCTTCTGGTACTGCTACTAATGTTATTTCTGGCGATACTGTCAATATGACCCTTGAGGGTCCTGCTGAGGGTGGTGCTAGTGCTATCTACACTGTCAAGATTTTCTATGGTACAGAACTTAAGACAACCAGCACAATTACTGTTACTTATGCGGCTGCTCCTGCTCTGACTCTTAGCGCTTCTCCTGACGCTGTTACCTCTGGATCTGCTTCTACTATTACTTGGAGTTCTCCTGGTGCTACTAGCATCACGGCTGTTAGTATTCCTGGTGTTACGACAAGTTCTACTGCTACAGGTGGAAGTGTGGTAGTCAACCCAACTACTGCTACCACATATTCTATGACGGTGGCTAACACGTATGGAAGTACAACATCTAGTGTTAGCGTTGGAATACTGGGTCAGGATCCTCCAACAGCATTCGTGACGATCTTCCCGTCCACGATTACAATAGGAGAGTCCGCTATTGTTCAGTACAATGCTACTGACGCTACTACGTTTGTTTCTTCTAACATTCCTGGTGCATCTAGTGCTGTTACTCACTCTGTTTCGGTTACACCCACAACCTCTGGTACAATCACATATAATGTAGTTGTGAGTAATGCGTATGGAAATACAACAGCTACTGCTGATCTAGTTGTTGATCCTCTGCCGTTGCCTACAGTTTCTCTGTCTGCATCGCCATCTTCTTACAACATTAGTGATCCAGATCCTGCTACTGTTACTTGGAGCACTCAGAATGGTGAAACAGCAGTATTTACTTCCAGTCCTACTGATGCAGGATGGGATGCTCAGACTACATTGAATGGTTCGTACAGTACAGATGGTATTACTGCCTCTACTACTTACACCCTTGCAGTTACTAACTCCACGGGTACTACGACACAGCAGACAACTGTTTCTATTACACAGTTGCCCGTTGTAACGATGACACTGAACCCAACCACTCTGGCTATTGGTAGTGGTGAGTCTAATCCTGTTACATCTTCTACTCTTACCTGGAGTTCGACAGATGCAACTACAGTTACTGCGTCGAACTTCAATGCTAGTACTGTCAGTGGTAGTACAACTGTGAGTCCGACAGAGACCACGACATATAGTTTGACTGTACAGGGTCCTGCTGGTTCTACTACAGAAACTGCTGTGTTGACTGTTAACTGTACTGCTGGTACAGGTACTACAACAGCTGGATATGGTACTGGTGTTACTGGTTACCTGGAGTATAATGATGGTACTACAACCAGCAATGAACTTTATGTGACTGGATTTGTGAGTTCTTGGCTCACTCAGACTGCTAAGGGATCTATCACCTATCAGCAACTGTTTGATCAGATTGTGACCTCTTACGATAATATCTTGTCTCGTAAGCCTGATGGAACTGCATTTGATGGTTGGACTAATGAGTTCATCAACAATGCAAACCTCACAACCTTGACAGACCTCAACACTGCAATCTATAATGATGCGAACGGTCTGGTTCCTGGAGCAAGTAATGAACTTGGTCAACGTGCTCTGTACAACGGACTGCTGGGCAACTTTAACGAATGCGGTGTAGCAATTTATCCTTAATTTATGGAAAATAATGGAGTGACTCCCATCCGTCCTCTCGAACTGATGATGGATGAGAAGTTGACTAATTTTGATTTTACCGATCACATTGCGGTATGGAAAAACTTTATGCCAGAGAGTGAATGTAAGAAGTTCATTCACTGGTATAAGGCTGCATATCAAAATGCTAGTGTCAAATTCGGTGATGAACTGAACGAACAAAACATCTCAACTGGTGACTGGCAGTTTCCTGATACCCATCTCGGTAGAAAGGATAAACAGATTATGATTCACCATAATAATCCTGAATTAGCACAGACGTGTGCACAGTATTTGCAGTCCTGTCTTAATCATTACGTTCATCGGTATGGTCAGTTAATGACACAGCATATAGCTAGTGTTGTTGCTAAGTTTCAACATACTGAAAAAGGTGGTGGATATCATAAGTGGCACTATGAATCGATGGGGCTGGACCACTCTCATCGTGTTATCGTTTGGACAATCTACTTAAATGATGTTCCTCCTGAATATGGTGGCGAGACTGAATTTTTAGATCAGTGTCGTCGCGTTCCTCCTACTACTGGCACAGTTGTTATGTGGCCAGCTGGTTATACACACCCTCACAGAGGGAACACGCTTCTGTCTGGCGATAAATATATTCTGACAGGCTGGTACTATCTCAATTCGTAAAATGTCGGCACTCAATTTTTCAACAGCACATTTCTATATCAATTCTTACCAGAAGATGCTGGGCTCCTTCAATAGTGGAGTGCAAGATGTGCAGTGCTTCTATGTAACTGATGATGAATGGGATAACACAGTTCTGCCCGCTCTTAATGACATCAACGTCCCTGGTGTTGATGATATGAATATCCTGTGGTATTGGACACCAGCAACAGGATCTGGAGAACTACCATATTATTTGATTGAGAAAACTGATAGAACTGGTCAGTTTCCAAATAATTACAACCACACACCTGACACTGGTGGTCCAGTAACTGCAAACATTACTGCTATTGTTGATGCTTTGTATCCTCTCTTTGAAGCAAAAAGAGATGCGTGGATTGCAGAACAGGCAGAAGCAGCGGCTGCAGCAGCAGCGCAAGCGGCGTATGTTGAGACAATGGTTCCTGCCAATATGACTACATTGCGTGCAGATCGTGACATTCGTCTGACTAATTGTGATTGGACACAACTTCCTGACTGTCAACTGTCTGATGAAGAAAAAGCAAATTGGGCAACATATAGACAGAGATTGAGAGATTTTCCTTCTACATTTTCTGATCCCTATAGTCCTGCAGATTGGACTGATTGGCCAGTTACACCTGAATCTTCTAGTTTCGTTCCCTGATTATGCTTTTTAATTATGAGTTATTGAATGAAGTTCAACTTAATCACGTTGCGAACTTCTATGATATTAGTGAATTTGAAGATGGTGAAAAAACTGGTTCTGATCATAAAGAACTAAAAAATAATATGCAGATGTTACCCGAGCACGCAGATGCTTGCTGGAACATCATTCAACAGGCTTTTGAAGTGACTGACGAGTGTCGGTACTTTATGCAGTTGACGAAAAATACTGTCGGTCTCTTCTGTAGATACACAGAAGGGATGCATTACAACTGGCACGTTGATTCTGCAGAGATGGATATCAGAAATGACATTAGCACTACATTATTTCTGAATGATCCTAGTGAGTATGAAGGTGGAGAATTGGTACTAAGATATGGTACCGAACATCTTTATTTTAAGTTACCTGCTGGTCACGCAATCAGTTATCCAACAGGAACTCCACATAAAGTGATGCCTGTCACCAAGGGAGAGCGTAGAGTTTCTGTGTTTTGGTCTGAATCTATGTTCAGGAAACAGGCTGACAGGAATTTTATGTTCAATCACTACCAAATGATGTGCTCTACGTGCAAAGCATTTGGGTGTGTTCCTGATGATATTGATCCTAATCATCCATTATGGGAAACATTTCAGCACTACGATGCTATCCGCCACGACTTCATAAGGTCCTATGCTGATAAATAACCTCTAGGGTAAGTACTGTATCGTTTTCGGATAATGAGCAATAGAATTATTGCAAGGATTTCTAAAGAAAATCAAGCAGCTGCTGTAATCGAGAGAGCAAAGCAGCGTTTTACGACTCTAGAGAGTTTCCAAGATCTTTCTAGAATTAAGACAATCTTCTTGGATTTCTCGTCGAAAGACGATAACTTCATCAATATCCTTAAGGGTGATGATTTTCCAGAGGTGCATTCTGCTATCTGGGATAGAGAAACGACTATCACTGGTGTCTATGAAGATGCACAGATTGCTAATAATCTGAATGATAGTGATGTTCTCCCTATTGAGACTGATCGTTTAGCCGTTGCTACTGCTCTGGCTACCGAAAATGATGATCCTGACCTGCTTGCCCAACAGATCAGTCCTCAAGCATACGGTAACGTTATCCCCTATAGCGTTGGTGCTGGTACTAATTATGAAATCGATGTTACTATCACCAATACTACTTCTGGTCCGAAGTACTTTGCAGAGGTAATTTACGAGTGCCCTCAGCTGACATTCCTGATGCCAGGACATACGCTGATTCTCAATGTCTCTGATCCGTCAAACTTTAACTATACTCCTGCGTTCTCTACCACTCCTGATGGTACACACAATGGTGGTACTGAGTATAATGTTGGTGTGACCCGTGTTGGTACACCTGGTACCGCTGGTGCGCAGATTAGTCTTACTTACACCCAGACAACACCAAAGCAGATTTACATTTACGCCCAAGAAACACCCAAGGTGGGTGTGCGTGGCAGTGAATTTGTTGCTCCTACAGTTCACTTCAGAGCCACAATGTTCTGTAAGTGGTATCTGGCAAGAATTTCTCAGCAGACTAATGGTCTTGACTATGGTCTGTACTCCTACACCGAAGATGGTGATGGTGTTGACCTGTATGTGATTGACGCTGGTGTGCGTGGTGCGTCACGTCCTGTCAACGCAACTGGTGCTAATCTCCACCCTGAACTGTATCACCCTGATCACGTTACTGACCTGAACGGTGCTACTGAGCAGGCAAACTATCGTGTTTATGAGGTTCCTGGGTATAACTCTGGTTACACTGTTAATGGTGAGGCAAACTCTAATGAAGATGACAATGGTCACGGTACAAACTGTGCCATCTGTGCTACTGGTTTACAGCACGGTGTCTCTAGAAAAACTAGGATCTATGCTCTGAAGACTCAGGGTAGTAATGGTAGTGGACTGTTGTCCAGTTATGTGAATGCTATCCTTGCTATTATCAACCATAACGATCCTAGCCATCCAAACTGGAAGGGTAACAACAGACCTGCTGTGATCAACGCATCTGTTGGTGTTAACATTCCTTCCGAGAACTATCGTTTCGTTCCTCAGAACGAACCTGGATTTGACAGTGGTGCCTATGAGGCAGACACTGCAATGGACGATTACGAGAAGTCAGCAAATGATGCTGGTATTGTGTTCGTTCGTTCCGCTGGTAACGGTTTCGGTTACAACGTTCAGTATGGTGGTTACCAGGCTAAGTTCAACCCTGGTCCTCGTACTGCTGGTCCTCAAGACTATCAGTACAATATGGAAGGTATTTGTGACAAGATCTCTGTGGGTGCAACCACGATGATCGATACCTTCACCACGTTCTCTAACTACGGTACTGGTGTTACCACTAGTGCACCTGGTGAGTCTATTTACGTTCCTCTGTATTACTGGAACAGCAACAGTGCATACAATACTGTTACTTCTAGTTACTACGGTTGTATTCAAGGTACATCCTTCTCTGGTCCTCTGACTGCTGGTGTGGTCTGTCAGTACCTGGGTGTGAAGGGCTATCAGAACAGAGCAACCTATGAAGGTAAATCTGTGCCTGCAATGGCAAAAGAATGGTTGCGCAGAAACATTGATTGGGACTACGAGAGAGCATATAGTGGATCTACCACTGCTCCTGTGGGTCAAGAATTTGGTGGTGGTACTGTCAGTCAGTATCCTTACAATGATCTCGATGAGATCACGTTGGATGGTGTCAACTCTTTCATTGGTACTGGTGCTGCATCTAACGTTGTTAGCATCACACTGGGTAGTGAATACGCTCGCTTTAATCCTACTCTGGGTGACAAAATTCAGTTCCGTGTTCCGCGTGCTGCTCCCGCAGAAGACATCATTACTGATGTGTGGGTGAGCAGTGGTTCATCTGCTACTGCTGCATACTATGTGGCTGGTGGTCTGCTGAATATGGTCACTGACAACAACCCTTCTCCTGGTCTTGTCGGTACCTTCCCCTCTGGTGGTACATCTGGTTACATCTCTAACCTGACTGTGCAGAACCAAGGTTCTGGTTACACCTTGACACCTGGTGTTTCGTTCACTGGTGGTGGTGGATCTGATGCTACTGCAACTGCATCGATCACACTAACTGGTGGTGCTGTGACTAGCATCAACGTTGATCAACCTGGTTCTGGATACACTACTGTACCTACAGTTGAGATTACTGGTGATGGTCAAGGTGCAACTGCTACAGCACAGATCTCACTGACTGGTGGTGGTGTTACTACTATCACCATTACTAACGGTGGTTCTGGTTACAACCCACTGAACCTGCCTGCTATCACCTTCGGTGGTGGCGGTGGTCAAGGTGCTGCTGCAACTGCCATCGTGACCGATGGTGTTGTGACTGGTGCTAATATCTCCAACCCTGGTTCTGGATATTCTGAGGCACCTACCGTCACGATTGCTCCATCTGCTCCACCTAACCAAGGTGCTACTAACTGGGCACCTGACTCCAGTTTCGTTAGCGGTGGTGGATCTACTACATCTGTGTCTCTGAACCAGACCACACGTGCACTGACTGCAGTTTCTGACAACCTGCCTCAGCCTGCATTGTATGGTAACTTCCCTAATGCTAACAACTCTAACGGCATTACTGGTCAGTCCTACAACCACACCTGGATCTACCGTGGTGGTAGAAACCTTGCTGATGCGACACCTATGCTGTCTACAGCAGAACCTAGTGTTGGTCTGGCACTTAATGGTGTTCAACTGCGTCACTATTCACACGGTCTTAATACTGACCTGCCTGATGGTACTGGTTGCCCAACTGGATATACATTCAACACTATCTTCAACTCTGCGAAGTTTGGTGCTGACAATGGTGGTGGTGCCACTGATTCTAGTGGTGCGTACTACTACAACAATGCTAAGTTCCTTCTCAATACTTGGAAAGGTTCTACTACAACATATACAGTCACAGTCACTGCTTCTAAGTATTATCTGAATGCTGGCTTGACTCCTAACATCATTCTGACTGAAGGTAATACTTACTTCTTCGATCAGTCTGATTCTTCTAACACTGGTTACCCCTTCCGTCTCTCTGCTACTCAAGACGGTATCCACACTCAAGGTGGTGTTGAGTATGAAGTTGGTATCCGCTATCAGGGTACACCTGGTGATGGACAGGCTGGAACTGGTACATATCTGCAGCTGCAACCTAACAGCCCCAACCTTTTCTACTATTGCTCTCTGTATTCTGGATACGGTAACGCTGCATCTGTTACAACTACTGCTAACACTGCTGCATTGCCTTCTCATACCACGAGAGACATTACTGAAGCAACTGCTCACTCTCCGATCATTGGTTATGCATATGATGGATATCCCATCTATGGTCCCATTGGTTACGCTAGCCCTGCATCGCCAACTACACTGGCGAGAATGACATCTTCTTACTCACTAAGAAGTTCACGTCCTGGTGATCAGTATGCTGGTTCTACTTACAACTGGAGTGTTACCGCAGATGATTCGCTGGACTATGATTTCACGGGGCAATCGGCAGGTACTGACGTTGCAATCGCTGCTAATGTTGGTGATAACCTTGTGTTCAATGTTAACGCTTCTTACACCACTGGTGGCGGCGGCGGTAGCACACCGAATACCTACAACTTAGTTGTTACTGCATCTAGCGCTAGTGACTACAGTGTCTCTGGTTCCGACAGATCTGGTAATATCAATGGTTCTGACCCTGCATTGACATTCTACGAAGGTGATACTATCAACTTCACGGTGTCTGCATCTGGTCACCCGTTCTACCTGAAGACACAGGCTGGTACTGGTACTGGTAACCAGATCACTGGTGTTACTAACCAAGGTACTGAGTCTGGTACTGTTTCTTGGACTCCTGGTGCTGGTTCTGCTGGTACTTACTACTATCAGTGTGAGTATCACAGTAATATGGTCGGTACGATCACTATTCAATCTGCTGGTGGCGGCGGTGGTACAACTGTGACCCACCCGATGTGGATCCAGACTGTTCCTGCTCCTTACAACCCGACTCAGGTTGTTGCTTCTGTGACGAACAATGGTAGTCACAACGCTACTATTCTGTGGAATACAACAACTGCTGCAGCAGGTACCTATTACTATGTGTCTGAGAATGCTCAGGCAATGACGGGTACGATCACACTCTCTGAGCCACAAGGTTATGCACCCTCTACAACTGCATATCCGATGGGTTCGTTTGTGGAAGACTATGAATATGTGGGAACTGGTTCTCTTGACCGTCGCAACGGTAGATTCGGTATCACACCTGAGTTCCCTGGTGGTACTTACGCTTACTTTATGACGGTTGATGCATCTAACAACCCTGCATTCCCGTACATTCTGGGTGATCAATACTATGGTGAAGCAGTTACTGAGGCAATGAATGCACCTCAGAACCCTGTCTTCGAGCAACCTGCATCTGCTGGTTGTACCATTGGTACACAGATTGGTGTTGTGTCTGGCGTCACAGTGGATGAAGCTGGTGTTGGTTATACCTACGCTAACGTGTCATTTACTGGTGGCGGTGGTGTTGGTGCTGCAGCAACTGCAAACCTGTCGGTGCTGGATGGTTATGTGTCTGGTCTGACGATTGTTGATGCTGGTAGTGGATACAACCTGGCACCTACAGTTGTTATTGATCCTCCGAACGTTGCTGGTGGTATTCAGGCTACTGGTGTTGCCACGATTGCTATTACATCTGGTAACCCGAATAGCGTTGGTAGTCATTCATTCAACCAGAACTTTAACTGGAGAGGTGGTACCAACTATGGTACTACTGTTAGAACAGAGAAACCTCTTCGTAGTAACAACCCCTTCGGTCTTACTACCACTGGTGTTCTGATGTATCACTACAGTAAGGAAGAAGGACCGACTCCTGGTTGGACTTACAACAGCGTGACTAATGGTAACTTGGTCGGTGAAGATGCTTACGGTGGTTTCCCCAACGCTGCGAATGTTTATGGTTACAACAGCAGCAAACTGCTCGCTGCATATGGTACATCTGCTATCACTGCATCTAGTTACCTGAGTTCTACTTACTTCGATCTGGGTTATAGAACTGTCAACTATGTGGTTACTGTGGCTGCTAAGGAGTCTGGTGATCCATACTTCGGCACTGGTTCTGATGATCAGTTCGTGATCCGTGGTGATGAGTTCACGACTCCTACTGCTGCTCCTACAATTAACTTCACCAGAGGTAACACATATATCTTTAACCAGAACGACTCTACCAACACTGGCAACCCCATCTATCTGTCAACTACAGACGATGGTGTGCATAATGGTGGTGTGAAGTATAGCAGTGGCGTCACATATCGCCTTAATGGCGCTGCTGTAGACGCTGTGACCTATGCAAACTCCTTCGCGACTGCATCTGAGCGTACGGTAACGATTGTCGTCCCTCAGGACGCTCCTAACACCCTCTACTATGTCGGTACAGGCATCAGAATGGGTAACACTGTGAACGTCAACAGCAACGTTCAGGGTGATTATAAGCGTCATACAAATGGTCACTCTAAGATCTTGGGTATGTCCTTCGATGGCTATCCGATCTATGGTCCTTATGGATACTCTGATGCTTTAGATGCATCGTCTTCTGTTATTCGTATGAAGACTGCATATGAACTGAAGCTGCCAAACAGAGTGCCTGATATGTTTGGTTCACGTCCCGCTGTTAGCACCTATCCTTATGGTGCATTTGTTGAGGACTATGAGTATCAAGGTAACATCGATCAAGATGCATTAGAAACTACATTTACTGTTCAGGTTTCTAGTGCTACCAATACTGGTTCTGGTGGTCGTTATTATATCTCTGGTGGTGGTCTGACAGGTAATGAAGAGAAGCCTGCATTTAACTTCCGTAAAGGTTGCAAGTATATCTTTAATCAGAGTGATGCTTCCAACACCAGCCACGCTATGTTGTTCTCCACTTATGGTGAAGCAACAGCACAAGGTTGGCACGTGGCTGGTCAGACTGTTGGTGATGTGAACGCTGTCTATCAGGATGGTATCGTTTACAAACTGGAGAACGTTGCTGTCACCTATGCAGAATATGCTGCTGGTTTCGATACTGCTACACAGAGATCTATTGAGATCACACCTACAAGCAGTGCACCGAAGATTCTGTACTACTTCTGCTATAACCATTCTAATATGGCAGAGCGTATTATCATTGGTGACCTGGATAGCAGAAACGGTCGCTACTGTAAGACTCCTGACTATCCGAATGGTACCTATGCATACTTCATCACTGAAGATGACAATGGTAATCCCGCATATCCTTACATCTTAGGTAACGAGTTCTACTCTGATCCTGTGTTCCCTGGTAGCACTCCTGCACCTGGTAGCTCCTATGTCTATGACATCGGTGGTATCGAGTTCAACATTATGGAGAACTACTGGCACACCATCACTGATGTGGATCCTGGCAACAATCGTATTGAGATTGAGCCCAACGCCGCACAGTTTACTGCTTCTTACTCTGAGCAAGGTGGTAACCTTCTTAAGATTGCTAACCTGGAAGGTACAAAGCAGCGTAGTGATGGTATCCAACGTTGGATGGATCTGAACCCTGTTGGCAACAAACTGTACTTCCAGACTGAAGCACAAGAAGACGCTGGTCAAGGTCAAGGTACCGAGATTGTCTATCTGCCTGTTGACCGTGGTGTTGACACTGGTGTGATGAGTGGTGTTGTTTCTCCGTTCATCAACCTGTTGACTACCTGGTATACAGCCGCTGGCGCACTGGGTACATTCAACATTGGTGATACCGTCAACCTGCAACTGGGTGTCTCTTTCCTGAGAACCTATGCTAACGAGACAATCCTTGACAGAGATTATACTCTGACTGGTGATTCTATTGCAGGAACTGGTCTCTCATTCGATACTGAGACTGGTGTTCTGAGTGGTGTCTTGACTAACACCACAACGCTGGACCTGACACTTACAGTTGAAGAAAATATTTCTGGGCAAACTCAGACCTATACGATTCAACTTACTAACACTACAGTTACTGTTCAGAACATTGAGATCAAGTATGGTGGTGTCAGTAAAACTATCGACTATGATGCTGTTACCAAGCAATACGGACAGCCTCAAGATAATGCTCTCTGGGCAGCAAATGAGTGGTATTCACGTCCTCTGACTTATAAGGCTTTCAGAATCATTGCATATCAGACTGGATATGACAATGCAAGGTTTGAGTATCTGCCTCAGTGGCAAATCTATGCTACTAGAGATGGTAACACTGATTGGCACAACATTAACGAGTACTCGACTGGTAACACTACAGCTGCTACATCCTGTGATCAGGAAGGTCCTGACCTCTGGACAAATAATGTCGATGCCCGTAACTACTTCTACTCTTACATTGAGAGATTTGAAGATGTCACTGGTCACGAACTGGCTATCTGTAACCTGGTCGTGAATAAGTGGTGGAACCTGGATCAACAGTTCTTCCGCTGTAAACTGCGCTATCGCGTGACGTTTGACCTGGTGGCATCTGGTACAGATTACGCTACCGTCGTGAACCAGTCTGGTTCTACTGTGTTTGAAGTTGCTAAGGGTGCTACCTATCGCTTCGATGTCAGTGATCCTTCCTGGGCTGGTAAGGATCTGGAACTGCGCTCCTCTGCTATCGGCAACACTATCACTGGTTCTAAGGTTCGCCGTTATGGTACACCTGGCACCGCTGGTGCATTTGTTGATTACATTGCACTTGAGAGTGAACCACTGTCCAGCATCTACTTCGGTCAAAGTGGTGGTAGCACATTTGCATCGCAGCACCTGGACTTCACGAGCACATATAATGCTCTGCTTTCCAACACTCTGCAGTTGACTGTTTCTAACAGACCTGCTCTGCCTGCACAGCCTAACCTCACGATGTATGCTGGTGCTACTGCAATTACTGGTAACACTTACGCTGTTAACACAGAGTATGGTCAGTTGACACACTATCCCAACACTCTTGCTTATCAGTCCTCTGGTAGATTGCCTAACTTGGGTCGCTATCCTGTGGAACTGAACTGCAGTGACCAGATGATTGAATATCTCTGGTACAAGAAACTGTATAGCTACAACACCACAACTGGTGCTAAGTCTTACAACTGGGATACACTTTCAAATACCTATCCTACTTACATCCCTCTTAACTCTCCTCACTTCAGATCGAGAAGAGACTATGGTAACGATCAAACTGCATACCATAGCTCCTGTACTCTGGACGGTGCTAGCATCTACAGAGAGAACTATATCTCGTTCGATGAAGAGTTCCCGCTGCGTGTTGACTACAGTGGATCTTATATTGAGATTCCTGTTCAGTCCTCCTCTCAGCTGCTGCCCCCGCTAGACAACGCTGGTGTTCCTATCCGTAACACTGACTTGCCTTGTAAGGGTGTTCCTCACGGTGAGAACGATCCTAACACCTACTATGTTGTTCTTGGCAATGGTGATGCATACTCCTCTGTCTCTAACGAGATCAGCGTGATTGCTAACCCGCCTGAACTGGGTATGTGGTGGTATGAATACGACAACGGTTGGACTGGTACTGTTTCTAACGGTTACCTGCGTCACGATCAAGGCTTCGTTGATACTACTCTGACCTGTGGTGATTACTTCGGTAACGTTCTGATTCGCTCCTTCGTTATTGACGTGGGTCCTGCACCTCTGAGTGCACTGCCTTACATTGACATCAACACACTGCAAATTCAGGATTACTACGCTGGTGCACAGAACTTCACTGTCACCAACAATGGTACACAAGATGTGACCTGCTCGTACACTATCGATGCTGGTCAATTTACCTGGAGACTGCGTTTGATTAACGAGTTCCCGTATATGGCAACTACCACTGGTAGTACGAGAACTGTCTTCACACTGAATGACGCTAATATGGCTAACGGTCCTACCGTAGTCAACACTGGTGACTTCAGCACCTACAGTGGACAACTGGCTACTGCAACTGGTCTGCTCCGCGATTGCCCGTTCCGTGGTGATACAAGCATCAACCTGCCTGTGGATTTCGCAGTTAAGAATGACATTCAACCTGCTATCTTCCCTGCACGTGGTACTCAGAAGGTCTACACATTGTGGGTCGAACTGGTTGAGTCGCCGTTCGATCTGGTTGACCTGATCAACCTGACTGCTATTGCTGATCCTTGCCAGGATCACACTTACGACTTTGCATACACCTCTAACGGTGCTTGCATTACTCCGTCGAACGACTACTTCTGTAACTTTATCAAACCGTTGCGTGATCGCGGTCACGCTGAACAACCGATCATCGGTATGAAGGGTGTGGCACAGATTAAAGTGACTGACGGCATTTCGCCAAGATCCCTGGACTTCCAAGTCCCTGCTCCTTGGCCAGTTCTGTTCAGCTACTTGGGTGACTGTAACCCCACTTGCGCATAAATTACTGTATAGGTACAAAGTAAAATGGCACTAATCTACCCACCCGCACTGGGCAGTATTCCGTCGCCAGCGTCTTTGACACCAACCATCTTCTCCACTACATTCAGTGGAGAGACTGGGGTTGGTGCTCACCAGTCAACTGACTGGCAGATTGCAACAGCGGATACTTTCGGCTCTAGTGAACTGGTATACAACCAAAACGACACGGTTAATAAAACGTCGTTGACACTTCCTGCATCAACACTGCAGAGTAATACTCATTATTATATTAGAATTAGGCATCGTGACGATGCAACTCCTGATGCAAATATCTCAAACTGGTCGAAGGTCGCTGAATTTAATACTGGTTTACCTATTCAGACCCCAACGGTTACGATAGCATCGCCCACGGCGTTGATTCCCGTGATCTTATCATCTGCTTACAGTGGTAGTAACACACACGCTAGAACTGATTGGCAGATTGCAACAGATTTTCTGTTCACTAATATCCACGAAGAACTGCTGGATACACCATCTAGCCTGACACAGTTTACGCCACAAACTTTGGCGTATAATACACTGTACTTCGTTAGAGTAAGATACAGGGATAATACTGGTACTAACTCTGAGTATAGTGCACCTGTATCATTCTATACTGATACACAGACTAACGTTAGTCCCAAGATCAATCGTCCTAGCATCACAGCACCTGTGAATGCCGCGACGAATGTTACTCTGACACCCACCATTTCTGGTTCTGGTTTTTCTGGTATCAATGGTGCTACTCACGTGTCATCTACCTGGCAGATTGCATTGACTCCTACTTTTGGTAGTGATGCTGGTCTTGCTCCTCTGGCTGGTGGATACACAGCAACATCACAGATTAGTAACACTAGTGGTCTAGTCTATGAGGCTGCTAATGATATTAACAACAAAACATCTATCACTATTGCTAGTGGTATTTTAGAAGAGGACAGAACATATTACGTTCGTGTCCGTTATCAGTATGTTGACCTTCAGAGTGCTAACTGGTACTCCGAATGGTCAGAACCTATTTACTTTGCAACATCTGCTGTTCCTGCTGAACTGCAGTGCCCTGCAATTACTAGTGTTGTAGAGTCTACCATTTACGATAGACTTGACGTTGCATCTAGTGCATTTGTTGCTACACCTGCTGCGGCTCAGACACACGTACATAGTGACTGGGAGGTTGCAACTGATGCTGGGTTCACCAATAAAGTGATTGTTGCGTCTATTGACACTACAAATAGAACTACATTCCCAATTCCGACAGATTCTATCCGTCCTTCTACACAATACTATGTGAGAGTACGGTATAATAACGGTGCAATTAACTCTGTATTTTCTGCAGGGTATTCGTTTATGTCACCGTCCACTGCAACTGGTACGCTGCAGGACTTCACCCGAGTCCAGACAGATACTTTGGACGACCTGTCGGTGTCTACAACTAAAATTATTAACTTGTCTGTCACCAATCCTAAGTTGGCAGACGGAGCAGTGACTACAGCCAAGATTGCCCCAGGTGCTGTGGACGCTAATACTGCACTGACTGACGATTCTGTCACCAGTGCTAAACTTAATAGCACAGGTGGTTCTGAAGCAGTTACCACTGATGTCATCAGAAACTTGAATGTGACCACTGCTAAGTTAGCTGCTGGTTCTGCAACTTCTGAAAAGATTGATATCACTGGTGCTACTGATCCTTCATCCCCTGTCAATGGTCAAATTTTTTACAATACTAGCCAGAATACATTCAAAACGTATAATGGTGTTAACTGGAAAGAAAGTGGGGACGCTGGTGACTACTATATCATCAGAAAACCCCAACCAGGTACAACTAATTTGACCATTGTGTACGCTGGCAGACAGACAAATATCTCATATGATGAGTATTCGTCACCTTTGAACACACACCAGTTCTTCGCACCAAGCGGTCTGGAATTCAATATAGATAGTAATGGGCATCTCGTCGTCACAGTAAGGTAATGTCACAATTTTTCATCGATGTAGGTAAGATTAAACTTACCTGGCAAGGAAACTGGTCAAACTCCACTGCATATGTGGTGGATGATCTAGTATGGTTTGACGACGGATCCACCGTCAGCACGTACATTTGCGTGGCTGATAACACAAATCAATCACCATCCGCCACTGGTACAGTAAACACTAGTTACTGGAATCTATTTGCTGGTGGTGGTCTCGCTGGTGGTCTGCAACCTGGTGGTACAGGATCTAATCAGATTCAAATCAGATCAGGCTTAGCACTTGGTGGTGAGGCAGCATTTACATATGATCCTGCAACTGACATTATGTCAGTTCCTGCTATCGCTGTAACTGGTGGCGCTGCAGGTTCACCCACACGTGACGTTGACATTACTGGTAGCATTCGCGCTGCTGAAATTTATGAAGGATCAAACAGACTCACTTACAACATTGGTGGGGGACAAATTACATCGGGTACGGTTAACAATGACCGTTTGCCTGCTAGTATTAACGTCACTGACCTTAGTGCCACTACCTCCCTTACTATTAAAACTAGTGGTCTTAAATTTGATTCTAGTACTGACCGTGTTGGTATTGGTACTGCAGTGCCTGGAACTAGGCTTGATGTCCGATCCGTGGCGTTAGCAACGGAAGATGATGTAGTTGCTAGATTTAGATCAGATCACACAAACAACCACGCTACTCTTATTGAGGTTCAACCAAATACATCACAGGCATCTAAGTCTGGTATTGTATTGCATAAGAACTCCACTAGAGTTGATGGATGTAGAATTATCAATGACAATGGTACTATTACCATTGACAACCAAGATACTGCTGCTCCTAAGTTCAACGTTGACTTAGGTGGTACAAATAGATTGATGCTCACTGGTACACAAGTGATCGTCAACAATCCTCTGGTGGTAAATGGATGCTTTGATGAGAACTATCTGACTCCTAACATTACATCTAATACATTGACACTGGATGCTACTGAAGCATCTGTGTTTGGTATTACATTGAACCAGATTGTTAATACATTGAACATCACACTGCCTGCTAACTCACGTGCGGTGTCTGTTACAATGATTATTACATCTAACGGTAGTTATAATATTACTTGGCCAGCAAATACTAGATGGGCTGGTGGTAACATCCCTACTCTATCTCAGGTTGCTGGTAGAATTGATGTTATTACACTGACTACAGTAAACCAGGGTGCTACTTGGTTAGGTTTCGTTGGAGGCACAGAGTTTCAATGAGTCCTATTGGTATTTCAAAAGCCGTCATTACATCAGGTGGCGGCACTACTCTACAAGCAGAGTGGAATTACGAAGACAATGCTGCTTTCCCCACATATAATACGGGAACTAGTGTAAACTTGGTTATTGCTACTGGTGTTGAAACATATCGTCTTACCAATAGTTTGCTTGGTGGACTGTCACTATCTGTTAATGGTAGTAACGAGTTAGTGTTGTCTGGTACTCTTGCACAGTTTGGATTTGCAGCTGTGCAGGTGAATGAAGGTAATACTTATACATTACGTGCATCAGACTATGGTGTCACTAGAGAGTTTGTTATCACTGTTAATGGTGAGGCTAGAACATTTACTCACAGACAGATTGGTAATACTCTTATCTCTAAGCAGTATGAATCGTATGGTACACCTAACGCAACTTGGCAAGGTTTAGAGAGTCAGCAAAACGATGCAACCCAGAGTGTCTCTGCTAGTAATGGTGGATGTAATTCTGGTACACAACGATTGTCTAGTGGTGGTGTGACTTCAGTCGGCATCAATGCTAACAATAGTAACTATGGCGACCCTTGTGTGGGTACATACAAGCGTGTCTTCACCTACTATACTATCTGATAAATAAACAAAGGAACAAGAACCCAATAAAGATCGATGGCTCTAACTATTGATGTTGGCAAGATTAAAATTAAGTGGCGTGGTACTTATGACGCCGCAACAGCATATGAAATTGATGATGCTGTAAGTTTTTATGACGGTGCCACGACCTCTGCATACATCTGTATCGCTAACAGTACAGGTAATGCTCCGTCTAATAACAATGTCCTCCACGCTAGTTGGAACTACTTAGCACGTGGTACTGAATCTGCCTCTGGTGGTAGTGCCGATGGACAAATTCAATACAAATCTGGTACAGGATTCGCGGGTGAGACAGGCTTTAGTTACGACGCTGGGACTGATACGCTTACTGCCCCCAACGCTACTATTACTGGCGACCTTACTGTACAAGGGACTACGACTACAGTCGCAACAACAAACACCAGCATCAACGATAACACCATCGTCCTCAACGCTGGTGAAAGTGGTGCTGGTGTGCAGCACGTTGATGGCACTGCTGGTATTGAGATCGAGCGCGGTAGTGAACTGAACACTAAACTGTTGTGGAATGAGTCTGCTGATTACTTCACATTCCTGACAGGATCATCACCTGCAAGACTTCACGTTCCTACTTATTCTGAAAATGTTAGAGCAGAGTCAATATCAACTGGTCTTGCTACTATTGATCTTACACAATCGGCAATTTTTACAGTCTCTCTGACTGAGAATATTACTGGTTTCAATGTTTCTGGTGAGCAGGCAGGTGCATCCACCTCATTCATTCTTGTTCTGACGCAAGACTCAACAGGTGGTAGAACTGTTGACCTAAGTAACTTTGTGGGTCGTACAGTTAAGTGGGCTGGTAGTGTGGTCCCCACAGTTTCTACTAACCCGAATGCAACAGATATTTTCCTGTTCACTACATTTAACGGCGGTACAATCTACTACGGGTTCACATCTGGTCAGGAGTTCTGATAAATGCCATTATTTGCAGCGAAAGGTATGTCCGCCACTGGTGGTGGCGGTGCCTTCTACACTCTCCTAGAGAGTAAACAAGACACGGCGGATAACTCTAGTTACCGTCAACCATCAGGTATGTTTGACGTTGCCACGTCATCATCTGGTGAAGTCTACACATTGAATGGTGAGCGTAATGTTCTCACTGGATTATATAACGTTGTGGTTGCAAAGATCGGTGCCATTGGTGCTGTGTCTTGGCAGTACACTCTTTCTGCTGCAAGTAATATCTACCCACAAGCACTGGCTTGTGACACTAGAGACAACAGCATTATTATTTGTTGTATGAAGACTACCACCCTTAGTGGTGTTGGTAACTATAGTAATAAAAAGACTGAGGATGGTAACCCTGGTTATGCAGATAACACCAATGATGCTCAGTACCACGTAATTAAGTTTAGTTCTTCTGGTACCAGACTTTGGGAGAATACTTGGAGTTCTGCTAACCCTACGAACTATCCTGCTGCTATTTGTAAGCGTACACCAAGTGGTGCATTCCAGTACGCTAATACATTTGAGAATAGAAACGAAGGAACAACTGAAGTATATTGGAGCAAGCAAGGTGCACCTGACCTGAAGCTTATGAAGGTGCGCTCTGATAGAGGTAAAGACTTTAATGGTTTCCAGTCTCCATATATGGAGTCTGTGCACGAGACTAATGGTGGTCAAGGTCGTTCGACACTCCAGTCAGATACATTTAGAGTTCTGGGTCAAGATTTTACTGGTGAGCAAGAAGTTCACCAAGCATTTGCATTAGATGGTCCACTCTTTGGTGGACGTCCTCAGTCTACATCAAACATTGTCATTGATCAGACTAATGACTACTGGTATTTGATGGTGGCTGCTAATGCTACGACTGATGATCTGTCTAGATCTCGTAGCACATTCCAAGTCCTGCGTGGTGGTGTCAACGGCACATCTGTCAACGCTAAGGAGATGGTATATCCTGGTGGTTGGGATCAGAATGCCAGGATTACATTAGACAGTAGTAATAACCTGCTGATTCCCTGGACTGGTACTAATAAAGAGAGACTGTATAGAGCACAGACACTCAACAATTACTCACAACTGTGTGACGTTGGTGATACTGCACATCACGTTGATATTTCTAACACTGGTGCTAACATCAGATTAGATTGGGATAATGATGAGTTTGATCTCACATATTATTCTTTGAATGGTAATGCACCGTGTAAAGTTTGTAAGGTTGAAGCAGATGCTGATGGTGGTACAACGTATGAATATGTCACCACTGCTGGTCTCACACCCGCACCTAACATTGGATTAGGTATGACGACTGCATCGAGAGTTAACTCTCGCATTGCTGATGGTGCTAACAGATCTTATATGTTGGGTAGATACACCAATTTGGTGCAACTACACAAGCGTAACAAGGCAACTAATGCTCTTGATTGGATCAAGACATTCTTTGCTATCCCACGTGGTCCTACTAGAGATGCTAACGCCACTCAAAACAGTGGATCTAATACTGATTGGAAGGGTGGATTAGGTACGCCTGACATCTCTGTTGCTGATAGTAAGGTGCACCCCAGTGGTGTTTACTATCTTGGTAACGTTGTGATGCCACAAGAGGGTATTGAGCACACTTCTACTCCTTTTACCAGTAAACTGTCCTACTTTGGATTTGTTGCCAAGGTATCACACGATGGTGAAGTAGAATATATCCGTGAGATTAGAGGTTTAGATACTCTTGATCAGGCTGGATCTCCTAGCACTAAACCACCTCATCATTATGCAGCCCGTGAAGATGGTGGTGTGTTGTTGGATAGTATCAACTTCGATGCATTTAACAATATGATTGTTACTGGTCGTAGTATTGATGCACAACAGGTTGGTAACGTTGGTACCTGGGTTAATAACGTTATCTTCAAACTGCCTCACAATGGTGACTTGATTGGTCCTATTGAGATCAATGATGATCACAACCAGCAAGTTCAACGCTTCTCATACACTCCTGCTGTGTGTGTTAGATCTTGGGAAGATGTGAAGTATGATACACAGGTTGCCTATGGATCTGGTATGGAGACATTCAAACTGCTCCGTACTTGTGCTCTGTGGAATACAACTAACCAAGCACCTACATCACCCACATCACTGGGTTCTGTGACCACACAGCCTAACTACGAAGCATTCCTTGGTAGTAATCCATCACGACTGGTGCAGATTGACACTGGTACATACACATCTCGTATGTTGTGGCAGACACCTACAACTAACCTGCAGTTAGATACTACACAGAATAGACAGTTTGATCGTGCTAAGCGTAGAAGTTCTTCTTCTGTGTTCTTGCAAGTATATGAAGAGACTGCTGAGGCTTCAAGAATTGAAGCAGTGAGATCCTGCCCTGCATATTTGTATGTTGATCAGGCTGTCAACACTGACAATGCACGTTCTGACTATGATGTTTCTAACTATGAGAAACCACACGCTGAAGGTGACATCCAAGATACACAAGAGATTAAGAAGCAGGAAGCACCTAATGGTATGATCACAGTGTCCCAGTACTGGGATGGTGATACTGGACTGCGTAAACAGTTACTGACACGTCACAGTCCCACTGGTGGTGTTGAGGCACGTCTCTATGATATGGGAGTCAACACCTATCCGAAGGATGTATGTATCGATGAGATCGGTAACATCTACACTGTGGGTTGGGCTGCTAATACTATTGGTGGTAACACATATGGTGTAGGATATATCACTGCATATGATAAGAACCTGGTGTTCTTGTGGGATGCACAGTATGTCAACACTGACTCTAGTACACTTGGTGATGCTGCTGAGAACTATCAGATTCACAGTTGTGCTGTCACGATGACATCAGCGAACACTGCTAAGTTGTTCATTGGCGGTCATCATACATCTGTTAGTAGCAATACACCATCACAACTAGCATCCATCAATGTGATTCCGATGGACATCACAAATGGTCTGCCTGCATACACTGGTATGAGTGTCAGCGGTGCTAACTTTAGTATGGGTGGTGGTCATCCAAACCAACAAATTGATGGTATCTTTGGTCTGGATGTATTCCAGGCTGATGGTGGTGATGGAAACAACTGCTATGTTGGATACGCTGGTAAAACATATGACACCACTGGTACTACCACTCGTGGTATGTACGGCATCATTAGATACAATGGCAACGCACCTTTGACTGGTAGTGGTGATAAGTGGGGATATGTGACTGGTGATGACCTTGAACTGTCATCGTTTGCATTCTGTAAGGGTCTTGACTCTTATCATAGTGCTAGAAATAGTCACAATGCATTTAAGTATGCTGTGGGTGGTAGTGATACTGCTGCTGGTACTACAAATGGTGTCGTTATTGTTGCAACCAGCCTTCGCACTACTGGTGGATCAATCTCTAATCAGAATGATCAACCATATAGTTTCACATCATTGAAGATCAACAACTCTAACGGTGCTGACATCGTGAGAGATCTACGTTGGGGTTATGTTGAGCAACCTGGTCTTGCTATCCGTGGTAGCACAGACAATAGAGCTGGTGATTCAGGTGGTAATGAAGCTGAGGATCAAGCACTAGACTTTATTCCTCTGTCACTTGCTGAAGATAGACTATTTGTTGCCTGTTCTATCACCAACCAGTTCTCTCAGATTGACTCATATATGGTTGAGATCACATCTGCTAGTAACTCATATCAGTCTGGTATTACTGGCAACAGAATTGCTGATGGCATTAACATCACTCGTGTTGGTAAGGTGAGCACCTCTGGTATCACTGATCCTGCTGGTATTGTGGCTCTTGGACCTGCATACGGTACAGTGATGATGAGTTGTAATGCTGCTCAGTCTGGTACACCTAATGATCGTCAACTGTTGACAGTCAAAGTACCATTTGATATGTCTAAGAAGCGTAGTCTGTACCATAATGTTGGTTCGTTGTCAATCAACTGGTCACAACCTGACTTCTCGTTTGCTGTTAATGGTGTCTCCTCTTATCCTGGAGCCCTGGGTGCATATGCTACCGCAGCTAACAACGATGGCACACGCTTCTACCACGGCACCACATCATTTGTTGGTGGATGGGCTGCTGGTGGTGGTACAAACGTGGGTGATGTTAGTGTTGCTGGTACCTTCACAGTTCTTACACAAGACTTGCAGCAATTCAAGCAGTCGTGATATAATCCGTGAGCGGTTAACAAAGGCACAATGGGCGCTCACTCAATTCCACAATCAGGAACCGTTGACGTTACGGTATATCGTGACGTTACCCTCACTCTCGAAGAACGAGGATATTTGAAGGAAATGTTGCACACATACAAACGTATGTTTGCAGAACAGATGACTTCTCTTAAATTCTCAAATACTACAGATATGCAAAAACGTGAATTTTTTAGAAAACACCAATTAAGTATTGGTGATAATCTCCTAAAAAAAATTATCGAGAGTGACAGCTAGGAAACTGGCACACGACCCCCTTCACAGGGGGTTTTCTCATCTATAATATGAGCATTGACAAATTACAATGCAAGGTACACTTCCATCTCGTCTGACACTGAGTGTCAAAGATGCTGCCGCTCTTGAGCCATTCTACCGTGCACAACGTCCGCACAATGATGTGCTGAGTTGGCGTGAAATGCGTGCTCGTGGTGCACAACCCAAGCCCAAAGAAGATCCTTCACTCAAGTTTATTTGCGATGCATTTAATACTACCTACAACGAAGATCTAAACTATGATAAAGTTAAACAAGATCCCGATCTTCCCGATAATGGTGTATGAAATTGATGTACCCCAAGAGATATACTTACCTCTCTTGCAGTGGGCACCATCATTAGATTACCATTGGGGTGATACTAATGCACGTAAATTTACTGACGTGTTTGGTTTACCTGAAGCAGAGCCAGTGTGTGACTGGATCAATGAAACTATTGTAGAGATCTATAATGATGTGTTCACCAATCCATTTGCTTACCAGATGGAAGTATGTGCGATGTGGATGAACAAAGCAGAGCGCGGTGATTATACACACGAACACGTACATCCCTGGTCTGTTATCAGTGGCATCATCTATCTCGCTGGTAGTGGTGGTAGAACTGTGTTCAGTAGGAGAAACCCATACGATAATATAATGGGTATGCCTATCTCTGACAGATATATGAACAGAGAAGCATATACACCAATGCCAGGTAAGATGATCTTATTCCCATCTAACCTAGAGCATAGTGTGGAGATCAATGATGAGGATACCACGCGATACACTCTATCATTCAACACGTTCCCTGGTGTGGTGAACAAGGACCCCACGGTCCACTTGGACAAGTGTCCATACCAACCCAAACCACGCCCATAGGGCTGTATAATACTAAGGTAATCAAGGGACAGCAATGACCGCCACTCAATCCTTCGCTGACTTCTGCGCCACCGCTGATGCACGCAACACCATTGAACTGAACGTCCGCAAGTGGTGCCTGATGCTCTGTGAGGCACTCCAAGACGATTTCCTTGAAGAGTCTATCCGTCGTCAGCAGTTCTTCGCTGCCTCTGATGACAATCCTGAGTATCACAACACTCGCATTCAGGAACTTAAGGATGGTAAGCATCTCTATGAGTTTTCTATCGAGACTGGTCGCAAGTATCACAAGATTGTGATGGAGACTGAATCACAGTCCAAGAGTGTGCACGCTTTCGTTGACAAGAAGACTGGCGAACTGTACAAAGCCGCATCATACAAAGCACCTGCCAAAGGTGTTCGCTTTGACCTCCGCCTCATCTCTGATCGTGAGTTTGTTCTCAAGAATTGTGACTGGGCAGGTGGTTACCTGTACAAGTGATCTGCTATACTAACACCATTGTTGCCATCCTATGACAAAAACTATCATTGAGAAGAACGGATTTCGATTCGTCACAGCTGGTACACTAGAGAACGGTCAACCTGATTATCGCTTGCAAGAACAGGATGAGTACACTAAACGATGGCGTGATGTGTACTATTTTGACAATGAGATGCAATTCTCGCTCGCAATCGAAGATAACGAGTATCCTAAATGGTTAACGGGCAAGCCCTGTTACATTAAAGACACCGTATCTCGTCGCTAAGCTTATGTTTGAACTAGGAGATTGGGTAACCGTACCACACGCTGATATTTCGGGAGCAGTGTGGTTCATAGATGACCAATACATCACGGTTACAATCAAATGTGATCTCCAAGATAGTCACGCACGCTGTCCATATGACATAACGTGCGTAATTGTACCGCGTGAAAAATGGTCATCTATTGTGGTACACCCCGAAAAAAAGATTCATTCACTCGATCACTTACGCTCGGTCTATGCTGGTACCTCAGAAAAGCGAATTGCTACATTTAAAACTTCAAGCAGCCCTCAGAGAACACCAGTTTGATGAGAACGAACTCAAGTACCTTGGTGTACGTGAGGTAGAAGAAGGTGCTGGTAATCATTACTATTTGATTGCTGGTGAGTATGAGGTTAGTGTTGACCAGATCGAAGACTTTGAAAGAGTGAACTGAGACACCTCTACAACGTCCTACAATGCCTCTTAAACTATGTTTGGTACATCCACATCAGTCGCACTCATTTGTGCCCTCTGTAGTCCCTCAGAGCAGGTAGTATTAAATGAGTTACAAAAAGATGGCATCACAGATAAAAATGCAGTTGCTGTTATTCTTGCTAACATTAAACAAGAATCAGGGTTCAATCCGTTAGCGTGTGAAGGATACTATCCACGTTCAGCCACAGGATACTGGGACTGTTACAACAACACACGCGGAGGATTTGGACTCATTCAGTGGACATCAGAGCTACGGATCAAGGGTCTTAATGACTTCTGCTCCAAGTACAAGTGTGATGCCAACACTATCAAGGGACAAATGCGCTACCTATTGAATGAATATGACTTCAAAAAGGTGCGTTCCGTGTTTGAAACACCTGGACTTCCGCTCCATTCGTATAAAGACGCAGCTTTTGCGTGGATTCGTTGGGGCATCACGGGGAACAGGTGGTCTTATGCAAATGAATATATCAATAAAATCACTGTTGTAGAGTGATTGCAACCAGTTCTAGAGCTGGCACAGAGCCCCTGCCGCATCGCGGTGGGGGCATTATAATAGGTACATACCAAACGAGGGAGACTCGATGACCACCACCGTCGTGAAGCACTGCTACTACAAGATCGAGATCGACACCGTGGACGCTCCCCAGCACCCCATCGTATACTTCCGCAAGTGTGGCAAGTGCACAACTGCTAAGGGCGCTGATCGCCAGCACAACCGCATCGTGAACGAGACTGTCGATGCCTGGCGTCAATTCTCTCAGCAGATCCGTCGCTACACCATCTCCCGTGTGCCAGCTGACGTAGTGGTCGCAGGTGAGGTGCGCAGCGCCTGATCTGCCCTATAATATGTTCATCAGCAAAGGACACCAATGCAACTCCTCACCTCCGCCACTCAAGTTGACTACTATCCCGTCACTCCGTCTGGCACCCGCTTCGTGCGCCGCGTGACCTGGCATCCTGGTGCTGAGACTGAGATGGTCACATTCTCCACCATCGTCAAGTCTGAGATGATGTATGATGCTAACAACCACATCGCCAACGGTGCTCAGGTTACAGACTTCAACATCCACTGCTACAACGGTCCCGACTACGCTCCCCTCTCCTGCTGATCCTGAGGGTCTATGTAATTGTGTCTCCAGCCGCGAGACCTCCCCTCACCTATTTTCATTATGCTCAAAGCCACCATTGTCAAGACGATCCGCGAGTGCTGTGAAGGTAAAGCACTAAGCAAGGTTGAGAAGTTCCAAGTCTTCTGCCACGTATGTGATAATATGCTGGCTGAAGGTCACATCACCAAAACCCAACACGAGCGTTACACCAATGTCTTTTAAAGTCACCAGCATCAATTTTGACTTCTCTGATGACAATTTTGAGTTGCCACCTATGATGCAGGAGAAAATTGTAGCCAACTGTAAACAACAAATCTGGGACATTGATGAAGATGACTTGGTTGATGAGATCAGTGACACATATGGCTTCTGTGTACTTGACTTAGACTATGAAACAATGTAGACTATAACTGTAGTTTCTCAACACTATGCGTCACTGTATCCGCCTCTCTCAAAATGAAGTTAAAGCCCTCGCAGACTCCCTCCAGTTCCTCTCAAGAAAGCAGCAAGGATCCATTGAGCGTAGTTATAACATCCGACTTGGAGAGCTCTACACCCACCTCGGACACGAGCTCGGAAAAACAGACAATATCGGAGGATAAATATCGGAAGCATATGAGAGGGTTGCTCAGTGATATTATCCTGGAGTACGTTAGCAACGATACAACTGTATCTCCATACGATTTCATCTCTGACATCCGAACCGAACTCTATGGTCTACAGGATTACTTTCAGGACAATTTGAACCGTGTCAATGCCATCCTCGCGTATCTTGATGGACAACAAACGCCCCATCTTTTCCATCGCAACAAACCAAATGGACACTGAAGATAAGTCTGTGAAGCGCAATCGTGCGCTCACATTGATGCTAGAGTCTGTACTCAAGCCTGACAATCGTCTCCGTCAGTGTGCACATAATCAGTTGTGTTATCACGAATTGATGGAGTACAGACAGGAACTGATTGACTATCTGCACTCTCGATACTCAGAGTTTCATTAACCCTTGTTGTTTTTGTAGTATGTAATCTGCGCTTCTGATGGTACGATGTACCCAGGTATATCAGTAGCGCAGGTTTCAGTATCCATCCTAGGTATACGTGACGCCCACGTTGTAGCAATATATTTGACACCATTGAGGGGTGGATTGCCCCTGTGCATATGTGTATAAGATGCAGGGAAGATAACAGTTTTACCAGCTTCAGGCTTAATTCTTACACCTTGATGTAAGAACTCTGTTTCACCACCTTCAAAACCATCATTCAAGTATGTAATAATAACAAACTCTCTACCTTGAACTAAGAACCCACTGTTATCATAATGCCACTGATGAAATCCTTCACCAGGATATGTTACCTGAATCTTAGTGGCATCCATATAAAAATCATTAGCACTAAGTTGGCTAAACTCATCCAAGTATCCACCTTCACCACCACAAAGCTTCGCCCATTGTTGATGTAGTACAAACTTAAGATCAGGACGACTACCTTCAGTCAACCAAAAAGCAAAGTCACTACGATTGTGTTGGGTATCATAACCACCCATCACACTATTCAAACCAGTAATCTTACCAGTTACAATGTCATCAGCATAAGCACAAAGCTCCTGACAAAATGATTGTGGCGCGTGATCTCTATACTCTCGTATAAAGGTCTCAGACATCCTGTAATCCGCCATTAAAAATAAACTCCTTCGCTTCTTGACGTGAGTCGAATGTAACTATTCTACCACTATCACAACGTACTGTCCACTTATCGCCAGCAGCTGTTATAATGTGGTCAAACATCGAATCTTCCAATGCATCTAAGTCAAACTCATCACAGTTCTTACACGACATAACAACACCTAAACAAACTATCTATGCCACGCCCCAAGAAAGTAAAACTACCAGAACCAACTAGGTCAACAGATAAAGATCTGTTCCCACACGAGCCCACATTCACATACCGCATTGCATTACGAATCAAAAAGAATACCCCAGGTACAACAGTTGCTTGGTTCTCCTGTAAAGAACACGCTCATAAGTACATTGAAAGATACAAACCAAACATCCTCCACTTTCGCTACTATGAAGCACCTAAAACCAAACGCAA